ATAATAACTTTTTAGATAAATAAAAGTAAACGGAGAAAACACATGTCGGATAACTTCTACATCAAGCAAAACGATACTGCACCATCCCTAGAAGTAGTCTTAACAAGTTCGTCTGGACGTGCTAAACCTATGACGGAAGCGGCGTCTATTGCATTCAATATGTCAACAGATGCTGGCGTTAATGTTGTTAGCCTTGGTACAGGGACAATCGTTAACTCAGCAAAGGGTATTGTTGCCTACACTTGGCAAACAGGTGATACCTCTAACACAGGTATCCATAACGCAGAATTCCAAGTTACTTACAATAACGGTCAGATCGAAACATTCCCAAACTCTGGATATATTAAAGTAATCATTAAAGGTGAGTTAGCATAATGGCACAACCAACATCAAAAGAAGACTTTAAAGACTACATCCTAAGAAAAATAGGCGCACCTGTAATTGACATCAATGTTGCAGATGAGCAAGTAGAAGATCGTGTAGATGAAGCAGTTTCTTTTTGGAGAGATTATCACTACAACGGCAGTCAAATGGTTTACCTAAAACATCAGATCACCGAAGCAGATAAAGAAAATGGCTATATTCCATTACCACAGGGGTTGTTAGGTATATCTAAAATATTTGACATGGACACTAGTATCTCGACTGGTACTGGTATGTTTAATGTAAATTATCAATTTGTTTTAAATAACATTCAAGACATGACTAGCTACAGTATGCAAAACTATTACATGACTATGCAACACATTGAGTTCATGCAAGAAATGTTAGTTGGCAAGCAGATGATACGTTATAACAAACACGTAAATAAATTGCACATTGATACAGATAATAAATCTTGGGTTGTAGGCAATTATATTATTATTGAAGCATACGACGTTGTTAATCCTGATGAATACGCAGAAGTTTGGTCTGATCGTTGGTTACAGAACTATGCGGCTGTCCTTGTGCGTGAGCAATGGGGTTTAAACCTAACTAAGTTTACACAGATGCAATTAGTTGGCGGTGTGCAGTTTAATGGAGAACAAATATTAGCAGAGGCTAGGGCTGATCGTGAACGTATGGAAGAAGAAGCAATTCGTTCATACCAACCGCTAACATATAACTATATCGGATAAGAGATGGCAACGAACGCATTTTTCAGAAACACTACGAATAGTTACGAACAGAACTTGATTGATGACTTGGTTATTGAGTCTATTCAAATCTATGGAATTGACGTAAAATTCGTTACGAGAGCAAACGCTAATATAGACCCTATATTGAATGAGGACGATATTCCTACATTCGATCAGTATTATGATTTTGAAGTTTATATTAAAAACGTAGATGGGTTTGAAGGCGAAGGCGACTTCTTGAGTAAGTTTGGTTTGCAGATCAGAGACTCAATTACATTTACTGTTGCTATTAGAACTTTCGAAAGATTTGTTACAAGAGAAAACGACAAGAGAATAAGACCTATTGCTGGGGAAGTTATATTCCTACCTCTAAACAATAAGCTTTACAAAATTCAACATGTAGAACATGAAAGTGTGTTCTATCAAAGTGGTGCATTACAAGTTTATGATATGCGTTGCGAACTTATGGAATATTCTGGTGAGCAATTTGATACAGGGTATTATGAGATCGATCATTTCTTTGATGATATTGATACTACAGCGAACACAGTAAACACACTTACTTCATTGACTGCCGTTGATCCACTTGCTGATAACTTGGCGTTTGAACAACAAGCTGATGATATACTAGACTTCTCTGAGCTAGACCCATTCAGTGAAAATATTAGCATACAGGATTTATAAACAATGGCAATTGCAAATTACTTTTACAACTCTACTACTAGAAAGTACGTAGCGATATTCGGTACACTGTTTAATCAGTTAAAGATTGAACGTGCGAACGCTGCTGGCGTTAAACAACAAGAGATGATTGTTCCTCTTTCTTATGCGCCTTTCCAAAAGATTTTAGCAAGAGTAGCGGCTGACCCTGATCTTATCAACAGCACACGTCCAGCAATGACACTTCCAAGAATGTCTTTTGAGATTAACAGCATTGCGTATGACCCTGCAAGAAAAATAGCTACAACACGTAAAGTATTAAAGCCCACATTCAATGACGATCAGACGCAAAGAGATTACTTGTATTCTGGCGTTCCTTATAACTTGGACTTCTCACTTTATATCATGACAAAATACGCTGAGGACGCTACTAAGATTATGGAACAAATCATACCGTTCTTTACTCCAGATTGGACTGTAACGGCTAAAATGATACCAGACGCCGAACCTATCGACATTCCCATTATCCTAAACAGTGTAACAACTGAGGACTTGTATGAAGGTACGTTTGAAGAAAGACAGTCAATTCTATACACCTTGACATTTACTCTCAAAGGTATGTATTTCGGACCTGAGAAGAAAAAGAAGATTATTAAGTTTGTAGATGTTGATATGTTCAATGGTACGGATACCAATGCACCTTTCTTAGAGGGCATAGACATCAAACCAGGACTTAACGCAAACGGCGAACCCATAACTACAGAAGGGCAGACTGCTACAGCAAAAGCCATTCTTGTAAATGGTAGGGTAGATGATATTCAAGTATTAGTTGATGGTGAGAGATACAATGCTAATACTACAGTTACTATTGCCGCACCAGATACAGCCAACGCATCTATTACTACTACAATGGCAAATGGTTCTTTGAGTGGTGTCAATATTCTAAACGGTGGTGGTTACTTCTCTACACCCCCAACAGTCAGCTTTAGTGTTCCAGATGCAGTACCACAAACAGCAACGGCAACAGCCACACTTTCTGGTGAAAGTATCGACGCAATAACAGTTACAGGTAGCGGTAATTATTACACAAGCCCAACGTTTAGTATTGCTCCACCACCAAACGTTGCACAAGAGTTTAAATTTGGTGACGATGCTTTACCACACGCATCTGAAAATGATGTTACATTGTTACATACATTCACTGGCTTCTTTAGCTCCAACACAGGATACAAGGTTCAGTTTTGGATTTATCCAACATCAATGCCAGCAGGAAATCCATTCTCTATTCTGTTTGCTCCATTCACAAAAATCTTTATGGAAACAACAGGACAAATAAAATTTCAATATGGCTCACAGGGTGTTGTTAGTGGCGGTACTGTAACTATGGGTCAGTGGAATCATGTTGAACTAGAACATTCTGGTACGGACATTAGAATTAACGTAAACGGAACCAAGGGTACAACCGAAACTCGTGGGGCAGGTAATGTCGCATTGCCTAACCATACATACAAAGTTGGCGATGCACAAGGCAACCAATCTGTGTTTGATGGTGCTAATCGTAGTTTCCTTGGGTACATAGATAACGTTACATTTGAAACACAAGCTCAATTAGTTGGTGTTGATGGTGACCCATACAGTGTTCCTACATCTGCACAGACAGGCGACATCTTTACGGCTGACTTCAATAAAACACTCCCAACTGCTACAATCACAGCTACAGATGGTGAAGTGACTTCTATAACAGTAACAGATGGTGGGCTTGGATACACGTCTGGCGCACCAATAATTACTATAGATGCACCAGATGATGTACCATCAAGTTTCGCGGTAGTTGGAACACCTGTTTTAGTTAATGGCTCTATTACAAAGCTGTCAATAAATAGCATAGGTAAATTCTATGATACTGATGCAATAGTAACTGTGTCAGCACCAACTGCTACTACTGCTACTGCAACCGCTGTAATTGCATCCAATGGTGATGTTTCGTCTATTACAGTTACCGATGCTGGTCTAGGTTATAGAACAGTGCCTACCGTGACTATATCACCACCAACCTTTGGCTCAATTCCATACCAAGAAATTGAGTTCGATGATGACTGGGGTATCATTAAAACAATAGTGAGTGAATAATATGAATGATAAGATAGCTGAGAACCTTGGTCTTAGACCTTTGGCAGAGATTAGGGAAGAAGAATTAGAACAAGAAGTTCTTCCCGTTGAAGTTAAAGAAGAATCTACTGTGGTTGAATACCACCCAGACCCTGTTGATGAAGAAAACCTTAATGATCTTACCAAAGTACGTGAGAATATTGAAGGTGTTATTGATCTAGGTAATGAAGCAGTAAGAGAGATGCTAGAGATAGCTAAACAATCTGAGTCTGCAAGAGGCTTTGAGGTTGTGTCAACTTTAATGAAAACTTTATTAGATGCTAACAAAGATTATGCAGACATATCTACTAAAAAGAAATTCGCAAAAGAAGAAATCATGGGACCTAAAGAAAATGCCCAAACAAATGTTACTAATAATAACTTGATTGTTTCTACTGCCGATTTGTTGAAAATGTTGAAAGAGAATGAGAATGGGTGATGGTTATCTAGGTAATGTACATCTCAAGAAAGTATCAGAGGACGTAGAGTGGACACCAGAACTTCTTAAAGAGTTTATGAAGTGTGCTAACGACCCTATATACTTTTCTAAGACCTACATTAAAATTATTCACGTTGATAGGGGATTAGTACCCTTTGAAATGTATGGTTATCAAAAAGAAATTGTGCAAAAGATTTCTGATAGCAGACGTGTTGCTGTATTAACTGCACGACAGTCTGGCAAAACCACAACTGCGGCGGCTGTCATATTACACTACGTATTGTTCAACGAATTTAAAACAGTTGCTATCCTTGCAAACAAGGGTGATGCTTCTCGTGAAGTTTTGGCTAGGGTTAAGTTGGCTTATGAGGCGCTCCCTAGATGGCTACAACAAGGCGTTAGTGAATGGAACAAGGGTAACATTGAACTTGAGAATGGTTGTAAAATTCTTGCTGGTACAACATCATCTTCTGCTATTCGTGGTAAATCTATTAACTTTCTATACCTTGATGAGGTTGCATTCATTGAAGGTTATGATGAATTCTTCGCATCAGTTTATCCTACAATTTCATCTGGTGAGAGTACAAAGCTATTAATGACTTCTACACCTAATGGTCTTAACCACTTCTGGAAGACTTGTAAGGGTGCTGAAGAAGGCACTAACGGTTACGAGTTCGTTAAGGTTATGTGGGATGACGTCCCAGGTCGTGACGAGTCTTGGAAGAATGAAACCTTAGAAGCTTTAGACTTCGACCAAGAGAAATTTAATCAAGAATATTGTTGTCAATTCTTAGGTAGTTCTGGTACACTTATCGACAGTGCCAAACTAAAAGAATTAGCACCATCTCGCCCTATAGTCGAACAAAACAACATATGCCAATACGAAGCACCTATTGAGGATCATACGTATGCTATGACGTGTGATGTTTCTCGTGGTAAGGGGCTTGATTATTCAACATTCAGTATAATCGATATTACATCTATGCCTTATAAGCAAGTTTGTACTTACAGAGATAATATGGTAACGCCTATTGACTTTTCGGCAGTTATCTATAGAATGGGAAAACTTTATAACGAATCAGCAGTTCTAATTGAAATTAATGATATTGGAGAACAAGTCTCTGATACATTGCTTATGGACTATGGTTATGAAAATTTACTTTCGACTGAAAGTGCTGGTAGGCAAGGAAAACGCATATCCGCAGGTTTTGGTAAGAATGTAGATAGTGGAATACGAACGACTAAGAGCGTGAAAGCTGTTGGGTGTTCTATCTTAAAGATGTTAGTTGAACAAAATCAATTAATATTACAAGATTTCGAAACGATTCAAGAACTTTCAAGGTTCTCAAAGAAAGGCGTCTCTTATGAAGCAGAATCGGGTTCGCATGATGATTTGGTAATGAATTTGGTCATATTTGCTTGGTTAAGTGATCAAATGTATTTTAAGGATTTAACAGATATTAATACCCTTATGAAACTAAGAGAAAAGACGGAAGAACAAGTAGAGCAAGAAATGTTACCTTTTGGGTTTATAGATGATGGTTCAGATGATGAAGACGTGGTTTGGCAAGATGATGAGCGACAAGGTTGGGCATTATATTAAGATGTTCTTTTGTATAAATAGAAACAGACAGAATAAACAAAACTAAGATCAACGACGTTTTCAATACATAAAGGAGAAAAATATGGCTTTTTCCGTAAGTCCTTCAGTCATCGTAAGAGAAGTTGACGCTTCACAGGCAGTACCAGCCATCGCTACGCCACCAGCCGCTATGGCAGGTGTGTTTAGATGGGGTCCGACCAACGAACCGATACTACTTTCATCAGAGAACCAACTCGTAGACCGATTTGGCGCTCCTAACTCAGGCAACTATGAAACTTTTTTCGTAGCGGCTGATTTTCTATCATATTCCAACGCATTATATGTAGTTCGTGCCGACGATGGTTCCGAAACTGCTAATAGCACAACAATAGATATTACCGAAGAAACAGTGAATGGCGCTATCATCACAACAGATAATAGCGTATACGGTGCTTTTGAAGCTAAATATCAAGGCGCATTGGGCAACGCATTACAAGTAGCATGGGTTACATCAACTGGATACGAAAATGACGTATTCGCAAAAGGTGATATACCTACCAATCAAGTTGCAAATTCTCAACTAGATCAAACAATATCATTCAATTCTACCTCTGTGGAGTTTGAACTAGAAGTAGCTGATAGAATTAGCGAACTTTCTAGTGGTGATGTTTTAGTAGTTGGTAACGAATCTATTGGTTATCAAGAGCTACAAGTTTCTGCCTTTGCAGAAACAGCACTCACAGAAACAACTGGTACAGGTAACACAGCGGTTACAGAAACAATAGGTTACGACTATACTATTAGTTTTACTAACAGATATACGTTAGCGGAAACTGACCTTAACTTGCTTTCATTCAAAAGAAAGTGGCAACACAATTCTAATTTCGGAAGAAAACCAGACACAGGCAACATTCACGTAGCAGTTATTGATGCAACTGGAGACATTTCTGGTACTCCAGGATTTATGCTAGAAAAGTTTGAAAACTTATCTGTTACTGAAGGTTCCACAAATGCACAAGGTGCTTCAAACTACTACCCAACAGTAATTGATGGTTTCTCAGAATGGGTTAAAATTGCAAATAAAGCTACTGTAGCAGACCCAGATACTGGTGAAAATGTTACTCAAAGTTATACAGCCGTGATTGGTACAGCTACAACAGCAATTTCACGTTACGAAACAATGGTTGGTGGAACAGACGCTAAGACTGAAACTAAAGCAACATTAGCTCACATTGGTTTCGCACTAGATACTTTGAAAAACTCTAACGAGATTGACATTTCTTTCGTCCTACAAGGCAAAGGCGATGATGCGGGTACTAGAGCAAACTACATTGTTTCAAACATCTGCGAAACAAGAAAAGATTGTGTGGCTTTCTTATCACCATCGAAAGAAGCTGTTGTAGATGAACTTAAAATGAACTCAAAACTTACTAATGTTCTTGCATATCGTAATAAAGTTCAGAACTCATCTTACTCATTCATGGATAGTGGGTACAAATACCGCTATGACAAATATAACGACGTATATCGTTGGACACCATTAAATGGTGATATGGCAGGTCTTGCCGCTAGAGTTGAGCCATGGGAATCTCCTGCTGGTTTCAGAAAAGGCGTTATCAAGAATGTTATCAAACTAGCGTTTAACCCAAGCAAACCAATGAGAGATGTACTTTACGGTTCAGATGTGAACCCTGTTATGTCACAAACTGGTCAAGGCATCGTACTATTCGGTGACAAAACTGGACTTGGACTACCATCAGCGTTTGATCGTCTCAATGTACGTAGGCTGTTTATCGCAGTTGAAAAAGCAATCGCTACAGCGGCTGAAAGCTTCTTGTTTGAACTTAACGATGATTTTACTCAAACACAGTTTAAAAACATTGTTGATCCGTTCTTACGTGATATTCAAGGCAGACGTGGTATTATTGATTATAGAGTTATTTCAGACTCTACAGTTAATACTCCTGAGGTTGTTGACCAAAATAAATTCCGTGCAAGCATCTTTATCAAACCAGCACGTTCTATTAACGTCATTGAATTGACATTCGTAGCAACACGCAGTGGTATTGAGTTTGATGAAATTGTTGGTCAGATATCGTAACTAAATAAGAATAGATAAAAGGAGAAAATAGACATGGCATTTAATATCAACCAGTTCAAATCAGAGCTAGTCGGTGGCGGTGCGCGTCCAACTTTGTTCCAATGTCAAATCACTAACCCAATTGCCCCAGAGGCTGACATTAAAGTACCGTTCATGTTACGTGCTGCTGGTATTCCAGAGTCAACTCTAGGACAATTTACGGTTCCATACTTTGGTCGTCAGGTCAAGTATGCTGGTGATAGAACATTCGCAGATTGGACTGTAACCGTAATCAACGACGAAGACTTTGCTATCCGTAACGCAATGGAAGCTTGGTCAAACGCAATAAACTCGCATGACTCTAATTCAAGAGCCTTGCCACAAGACTACAAATCTACAGGCCAAATTACTCAGTTTAGTAAAGATGGCTCTATTTTGAGAACGTACATTTTTGAAGGAATGTTCCCCATCAATATTGATGGTATTCAGATGGATTGGTCACAGACTGATGCGATTGAAGAATTTGGTGTTACATTCCAATACGACTTATGGCGTGTTGAGGGTAATACTGGCGTACCGACTACATAATTTTATAATGAGAAAGTGATGATATGAAGATTTTTGGTTTTGACATCAAAAGAGAAAGCGATGAGGAGGGGTTTGTTCCTTCCTCATTTGCTGAACCGTCTAATGATGACGGTGCTATTACTGTTGGTAATGCAATGGGTGGCTTTTACAGCACTCTTTTGGATATGGAAGGTTCTGCTAAGACAGAATCAGAATTAGTTACAAAATATAGGGGTCTGGCGCAACAACCAGAAATATCCCAAGCTGTTGATGAAATTATCAATGAAGCAATCAGTGTTGACACTGATGAAAAGGTTGTTGAGGTAATTCTTGACGATACCAATATGCCTGATAAGGTAAAGAATAAAGTAGTCGAAGAGTTTGAGAACATACTTTCTCTTTTTGACTTCAGTAACAATGCATACGAAACTTTTAGTAAGTTTTATGTAGACGGTAGAATTAACTACCACGTAATTATCGACAACGAAAACTTGAAAGACGGTATCCGTGAGCTACGCTACGTTGATCCACGTAAACTCAAGCTTATTCGTGAAGTTGACAAAAAAGAAAAAGACCCACACAGTGGCGTCCCTGTTAAAAAAATAAAGAATGAATACTACATGTATTCAGAAAGTGGCTTTGCCCAACATAATACAGGATCGCAAGGTGGGACACAAGGTTTCAAGATTGCTAAAGACTCTATTGCTAGAGTGACGTCAGGTGTTATGACAGAAAACAACTCTTTAGTGTTGTCCTATTTACACCCATCAATCAAACCTCTTAACCAATTAAGGATGCTTGAAGATGCGACAGTCATTTATACACTTACACGCGCTCCTGAGAGACGAATCTTCTATATTGACGTTGGCAACCTACCTAAATCGAAAGCTGAGCAGTATCTAAGAGATATGATGACTCGCCACAAGAATAAGTTGCAATACGACTCTTCTACAGGTGAAATTAGTGATGCTCGTAAAATGATGACTATGACTGAAGACTTTTGGTTCCCACGACGTGGTGGTGAGAGATCGACTGAAGTTGATACAATGCCAGGTGGTAATGCACAAGCATTGAGTTCAGATGAGAATATGCTATACTTCCAACGTAAGTTATATAAATCTCTTAAGGTTCCGTTGTCAAGACTTGAGCCTGAGACTATGGCTTCATTTGGACGTGTTTCTGAAATTACTCGTGACGAATTGAAGTTTAGTAAATTTGTTAAACGTCTTAGATCACGTTTCTCATCTTTATTTACACAAGTTCTTGAAAAGCAAATGGTACTCAAAGGTATCATGACACCAGAAGAATTTGCAGAAATTAAGAATACTATTCGTTATGACTTTGTACAAGACAACTACTTTACTGAGTTGAAAGAAGCTGAAATCGCAAGAGAAAGACTTACTACTTTGCGTGAAGTTGAAGAACATGTTGGTACATACTATTCAAGAGAATGGGTGCTACGTAACGTTCTTCGCATGTCAGACGAAGAAATGAAAGAAATGAAACAGCAAATCGAACAAGAGGCTAGAGATGCGCCAGATGAAGATGGTGATGAGCAAGATGACTTTGCACCTCAACAAGAAGCACCACCTAAGCACGAAAAACCACCTCAAGACGATGAGCAAGAATAAAAAATAATACGAGTGCTAAATTAGCATAAATAATAATAAAGAATTAGGAGAACGGCTATGAAGTCCTTTAAAGAAATGTTAGGCGAGGTTGCCCAACCAAAACCAGAAGAAGAACGTGCTTTTAAAGATATGCATTCATACGAGACTATGCCACATCCAGTGGCTCTTGATCATCAATTCACTGGTGAAATAACTGGTGTTGGAGATTCTCAACGTATCGCTGATCAAAAAGGTGATGCGGCTTACGACACTGCATATGACGATGCGATGGAATACATCGGACCTTCTTTTGACGAATCTGTCGAACTTGATGAAGCAGAAGACCTACAGGAATTATCTATTTCAACACTCAAAAGCTACATTCAAAAGAAAGTCGGTAAAAATGCTCGTGCTAGTGAAGGTTTAAAAGCTTACTACGCCCTTACCAAAGTACCAGCATTTAATAATCTTGGTAAAGCCGACAAAGAATCCGCGATGAAGTTGATTAAAGACCAAGAAGCTCTAGTAAAGAAATCTGAAAAGGGTATCAACATAGCTAAATTAAAAGCTACGGCAAAGGCTGATAAATTAGGTGTGGATATGGTTTTTGGCAAAGATGGCAAAGCAATGGGTAAATCAAAGATGCGAGAACAAGCAGATCAAGCTATTGCGAATAGACTTGAAGAAAAGGCTGTAGAAAGAAAAGACTATAACCCATACGCGAAATCTACAAAGAGAGCAGTTCAACATGCTAATGCAAACAAAGAAATCGCTAAAGCTAGAAACGATGCTGTCAAAGTTGGAAGAGAAGTTCCTACAAGAAGAGAATTAGAAAATCAGAGAGACAAAAAATGAAAAAGACTTTCCAACAAATGAGAGAAAGCCTACTTCTTGGCGAAGCCGTAATGGATCAAAAGACGTGGGATAAAACCAAAAAAGGTGATAAGCTGACTATTGGTTTTGACTCTGGTATCAAAAAAGGCAACAAAGTTACTTTTGTTGTGGGTACTAAAAACATTGTAGGGAAAGCTAAAGTTGGCAAGATCACAATGAAAAGAGAAGATGGTAAGGGCGGTAAGTTCTTTCTATATAACCGTAATGGAAATATCTCTTTGGCATTGGGTGACATGGCGGCGTCTATGACTAGTATGGTTAAAGAATCTGTAGAAGTAGAACTTGAAGAAGCATCTGCATCTGTTTACAAAGATATGCCAAAGGCACCAGGAAAAATGGTTTCTAATAGAGTACAAGTAAAGGCATTTAAAGATACAAATGCAATGGGTGCGTTCCTTAGTAAACAAAATGACAACTCTTGGCAACAAACTGGTGTTGCTGGTTTGAAATCAGGCAAATACAAAATTGATATGGTAAAAAAAGGTGGCAAGCCATCTAAAAACTTTATCAAGGTAAACGAAGAAGTTGAACTTGATGAAGGTGCGAAAACTCATTTTGTTTTTCAAAAAGGTGTAGTTGAATCTAAGTCTAGAGTCCACGTAGGAACAGAACAATCTTGCAAAGATTGGATTAAAAAGAACTCTAAACATTTTATCCATAAAGGTAAAGATTTTGTTATTTTCAAAGGTACGTATGGAAAAGTAAAAAGTAGAGATCGGTTAGATTTCAAGTATGTAGCTGAAACCGTAGAACTTGATGAACGCAACTATGCTAAAGAGTATGCTAATTACCATAGCAGACCAGAGCAAATTGCAAACCGTTCTTCAAGAAACCAAGCACGTAGAATTATGGCTAAAGATAATGACGTTGAAGGTATGGATGTTGGACATAAAGACAACAACCCACTGAACAACGATCCTAAAAATCTACAAGTAGAAGACCCAAGTGATAATCGTCGTGAGCCACGTATGCGTAACGAAGGTACTTGGGCAACTCCTGACACTCCTAAGAAAAAAATGACATTGAAGAAAATATTATCTAAGCCACTTAAAGCAAAAGATGCTGAAAAAGCTATGTATAGCATTATTGGGGATGATGAACTTTTTGATGCATTTGATGAAGCCAAGCCAAATGAAGATGTTCGTTCACTCATTAAATCGCGCATGAAAGAAATGGGAATTAAAGAAGACTTGGATGAAGGTAAGCAAGCCAAATACCCTCTTTACCACAAAGATTTCTCAGGTGCTATGAAAACAGCATATGATCACGCTAAGAAAAATCTTGGTGTAATTGTTGACCCATCAGAGATTGATGATAAGGTTGCAATGGGTCCGAGAAAGCCAAGCACAGGTAAGACAAACTCTTATCGTTTGACAGACAAAAGCGGCAAGAAAGCCATTCAAGTACAAGTATACAACACTGGCAAAAGCTATGAGTTGAACATGTACAAAGAAGAAGTTCAAAACGAAGAAAAGGAGCCTGTATCTGAAGTATCAGATCAAATGAAGGCTAGGTATATTCGTGGTGCTGATGCTTCTTGGCGGGCGGCTCGATCTAATGAAAGAGAAGCTATCAGAGCTAATAAGCCTGGAAAAGCAAAGAAGTTTAAAAAAATTATGAAGAAACGAAATGCTGGTATGGCTAAAGCATTTGGTGAAGAAGTTCAACTTGATGAAGCATTCAAAGCTGGTGGTCTTAAATTAAAAGATGGCAAGCAAGTATTAATCAAAAAAGATGATGCAAAGATGCTCAATGATTTGATGAAGCAACTCAGTAAGCCAAATGTCAAGAAGATGACAGACACTGCTATGAAGAACAAAAAAGGCTATGAAGAAATTCTTGGCTTTGCTAGAGACAGTCACGAATAATGGCTTGGGTGGATGTTCCAGGGTCAAATGCTATTTGGCAGTATGACAATGCGGCAACTGCGGCTGATACATATGCTGATGCTAATGGAACAACCGCTGCTGGTGTGAGAACATTTACTCCACCTAATGGAGGAAACGCACAGGCGACTTATGTTAAAGTGCGTAAGAAAGGTGAGACTACTGAGCGTGGTGAATTAAGTAAAACATATTACGATGCGAGAATATAAATAAGATTATAAATACAACTAAAGTGTTTAAAGGAATAGAAATATGAGACTAATTACAGAAGTAGTAGAGGATTGCAACGTAGCAACCGAAATTAACGAAGAAACAGGAAAGAAATCCTATTTCGTCGAAGGTATCTTCATGCAAGGTGATATCAAAAA